GTATATAATATTAAATTACCCTTAGAATCTGTAGCAAAATTACTGCAATTAGGAGAGTTTGCATGTTTAGCTATACCGTTCATAGATTTAGATGTAAAATACCATGTACCAGATTCTAAATTATATACATATCCATCAGGTATACTTACAGATGTTGCAGTTGCAGTTGATAATCCAAATTTTATAACAATATCTTTTGTAATAGAATCATAACCTATAAGTGGTTTAGAAAGACTATTTGGGTCATCGTCAAATTTCCAATAATTATTAGGTATTATTGCATCATCTGCATTATTAGGTATTTTGTTTTTTATTAAATTAGTTAAATTTTGACCATTATATAAATACAAACCAGATTGATTTGCCCAAGCAATACCAAATGGAGTTTTACATACTTGATATGGTGCTTCTACGCCTACATTATCAAATGTATCTTCTAAAAATTCATAATCTCCTGATGTATTTATAACAAATACTTTTCTTTTTTTATATTGCAATAATTTATCTTTATAATATTCTAATGCTGTTATTTCATCTCCATCATTAATTGCAACATCAATAAAACTATCTTTTGGCAATATATTATATTTACCTATAGGAGATTTTAACATTCTATCAGGATAATGTGTTCCATCTTGTCTTACATTGCCTACATATAATCTGTTATTAGCAACAACTGATGTTTTATAATCACATACAAGTTCGCTTGCTTTTAAATTTTGTGATACTAAAGTTTGTGATTCATAACTATCAACTTCATTGTAATTTAACATTTTTTCTTTTGGTAATGTAAATACATAATTTTTATTTACACTATCTCTAATTCCATAAGTACTATAATTTGATGTCGTTGAATATGCTCTTCTTTTTTTTGTATCAATATAAAATTGCAAATACCATATATCAGAACTTGTATCTTTCATGTAATATTTTAATTTAGTTCTGTATTCATCATTTAATATATCATCTCCAACATATATACTAACATCAGGAGATTGTCCTGATGAAATAGAATAGGCAGATGATATTAAGTTATTAGTTATAGTTCCACCAATTAAACTTTCATTTTTATGTAAATTAGATTCTTCATCAAATATATTGAGTGATGTAACTGCAGTTGTATATATTCTTTCACCCCATCCAAATGCAGTAGCCCCACTAGGAGAACCAAAACTAAAATTAATTTTTGTTTTATCAACACCATCAAGACCAAGTCCGTCTGTCTCAACAGTCCAGTTAGTAGTTCTAAATGTTACATTACAATTAATAAATTGTATTTTTTCATATACAGGAGGATTTTTATCAGTATTGTATGTGCTTTGTAAAACTTCTCTTCCATGAGTCCCATAACCACCACCACCAAATGGCCATTTAACATTTATTTTCATTACTATATCATCTGTTAACTCTATTACTTCATCATTATTATTAAAACTAACATCAGATGTAAATGTTTTAGAACTTTTTACTGCATAATTACCACCACCAGAATTAAAAGAAGTTAAATCAGAGTCTTTCCATAAAGCATCAACTGAGCTAAAATTTCCTCCTTCTGTAACGGTTTCTTCATTATATTCAGTACCATCCATTTTTTTTACACGAAAATCTTCTGAATTTTCTATATCTATTACACTTCCTAAACCCATACTTAATTGTTTTTGCTCTGTTGAAGTAGGTTGACCACCATCAAATATATCTGTTCCAATTCTTTTTCCAGCAGATATTTCAAAAATAGGAGGATAATGAGAATTAAGACTTTGACCACTTGTCGTTGAACTACCTCTATATAATGCTCCTTGAAATGAATATATAAATGTAAAATATATTTTTGCAATACTTCCACTTGTATATGCAGACATTGTTTCACTCATATCTTTAGTTGCATCTCCACTTCCACCTGCTTCTCCTGCCCACATATAATAACTTGGATTAACAAGAAGTTCTACGCCATTTCCTTGGCTTCCAACACTAGTTAAAGCAGCTGCATTATCTTCTGTAGTTAAAGCATATGGTTGTCCAACTGCATTATCAGAAGATGCATAGGCAAAATATGATAAAATTCTACCTGTATTAAACAAATCATCTAAAGGCCAATTTGTTTCAGTAGGAGAGGTTATATCACCATAACATTGATGGGCATCTTTAAATGTAGCTATATTCATATAATTAGCAGCATCAAATATTTCAACTACTTCTCCATTATTCCCTTGTGCACTTACTAATAAATTTGGAGGTGTTGATAATTCATTATCTCGTACTCTGTGTTGTAAATTATTATAATAAAAAAGTTTACTTGAATTACCAGAATTAAAATTTGCATCGCTTATTTTTAACATTCCATTTATAAACGTATATATTGGCTTCATATTTAAACCATTCCAAGTTAATCCTAAATTTTCAATCCATAAACCTTCTTTTTCAGAATATACATTAATCTTAGAACCTGATGTAGTATTATCATTTAAAAATATTAAATCTGAATTTAATTTTGTAGTTTCTATTTTTATTTCATCAAAATATACAGTATGATTATCAACAGTCCCAGAACCAGCTTGATGCCCATATGCTCCTGCATTTAAATTAATAACCCAATCAGTTGCTTCATTATATTCAGCTGGTATCATAAAATTAAAATTATATTTATTCCAGCCTACTATATCATCATTTAAAGGATGCGCAGTATCACTTAAATTTTTTCTTGACATTGACTCTATATTTGGTAATGATTTTTTAATTGCAATAGCGTCAAGCCTCATATCTTTTCCTGCTACAGTACCTTTAGCACTAAAAGCTAACCTAATTTTTGTTGGAGTTCCACTATTATTAGGAACAAAAAATTTATTTTCTTGTACACCAGAAGTTGGAAACCCATCTGAGTAAGTATTACCTGGATTATAAGGATATTTTGCATAATTTGTAATACCTGTAGTCCTTGCTGTTCCCCCCATAGAATCATCCCATGTTACAATATAATTAGCTATATGTAAATTATCAGATGCATCTCCACTATCTGTTATATCTGCAGCAGTTCCTCCTGCAAAAACTAATGTTGTACTATTTGCAGATGTACAAACACCTAAAAATGTGCCATCAGATTTATATATTTCTTTATATTGTAATAATGCGTTTGTTGCTACTGAACTTCCACCGCTTCCATTATCTACAGTTAATGTTACAGAGCTATCACTAGCAGATACAGTTTGTGCTATATGTACATTTGTAGCAGTTAAATTATTTTGGTCAATAATTGAATAACAAGGCCACATTATTGCATCTTCTCTTGAATATACAAAACTTAAATCATACCATTGGTTATCTTCTAATTCTATATCTTGATATAAATAACTTGAAGGAATAAAAGTTGTTCTTCCATCTAATAATCCTACAGTATTTACTACTGTATAAGCAGAACCAAAATCTAAATTTAATGTATTTCCTTCTCCATATTCTCCGCTTGTTATATATGAATATGTAATTGCATTATTATCATGGTCAATAAAACCATCATATGCCATCCAATCAGTAGGAGGATTATAAGTGTTACTTCTACCTCCATCGCCTCCTGTTGCAGTATTTGTTCCGCTTTTATCGAAATGTCCATTAACAACATATTGTTTTGTTAAATTTTGAGCATATTGATACGCTGATTCACTTCCACTTAAAAAAGTTGGTTTTGTGTCAGATTGAAATAAATATAATCCTGTATTTGTACCATCTGTTACACTATCAGAATATATTTGTATAAAAGGATATATATCTGAATTATCTGTATGTGATACTACTTGATAATATTTAGCAGAAGAATATACCCAAAAAGATAATGTATATTTAATTCCAGGTTTTAAAATATTAGCTCCAATTGTAGTAGAATTAGTTGCTAAAGCATCAGCTGCAGCCCATGTTGCACTTGTACTTGGATTATAAGTAATAAAACCTAAATCTGAGGCACCATCATCCGCAATTCCTGCAACCTTTGTTCTTAAAAAATATGACTCAGGATAATCAGGATTATAAGATTCAATATCATCATATGGAAAAGATGTTCCTCCTTTATCTATATAATTTAAATCTGTTGTAGTGCCTGCATCACCAAATGCTGTATTATCGCCAGACCATCTAAATATTTTATAAGATTCAGTACCATCTGTTAAGGGTGGCTGTGAAAACGCTGATTCTAATGTTGCAACTTTACTACTTCCAGTGTAACCAGTAATTCTTCTTGTTTCTCCTTGTGGCAGTGCTGCGTCTGCTGTTTTATATATAGTAATAGAATAATTTCTATAATGATTGTCTGTTGCATGATTCACTGATGATTGAACAGATGGTAATGTCGCTAAAGTTATACTAGGAGCACTTGCATCATATCCTGCAACTGCGCCTTCTTCAAATCCACTTTCTAATTGACCATCAATTACAGTAGGCGTTGTATCAATAGATGTAGCAAACAATCCATATCCTACTTGAAAATTTGTATTACTATGAGGGAGTCCATAGATATGCTCCACTAATGAACCCCCTACTTTTAAAATACCTGCTTGAGATGATGTTACATTCCAAAATTGTGAAAATTCTGTATCTTCTATATCCCTTGCATCAGAATAACAATTTAAACCACCAGAAAAATCTTTTATCTCAAGAGTTTGTTTTGCCACTATTTACCTTTTATTTTGTCAACGATAGGTTTTAACACCATATCCCAAACTAAATCGTCTTTTTTAGACGGACTTAATTTGATTACTTTTTCTACTACATATAGGGC